AAGTTGTGTCCTGACCTACAAAAGTTAATAGGTAAAAACCTTCTTCTGGACTATAAACAGACCTAAAGAAGTCATTTTCTGTTTGTAAACCACTAATAATGTCTTTAGTAATGTTTCCTGACAAACTGCTAATAGGCAAGGACTTTTCCTGTATTGTCCTGCCGAAACTTTTGAGTCCAGTGTGTGACAGGAACAATACGTCAGTACCAGTGTACTGCACAGTGTCTCTGTCTACACAACCTACACCAGCCACGGTGTCAGCCAGTGTCATAGTAGCGGGAGCCTCTGCGCCTTGGTACGCTACAATACTGTGCTTACCAAAGATAATTAGCATACCGTTGTGTGCAGCCAGTGCAACAATTTCGTCGTAGCCGTCAGGCCAGACCTTGGATATGTTTATGGACCCGCTAGTACCGCCTGTCCAGTCATGTCCAATCAACAGGTCAGACCAGTAAACTACAGACTTTTCGTTAGCTATGTCAGCACACCACAGGCGACCATAAGCAGACAAAACCTCGTTAGCTTTTGGAATGTCTCCTGCTGCTGACGCACCTGATACGGTACTTAACTTAACAACGGAGCCGCCTGTGTTGTCGTACACAAGAGGCTCATAGGCTCTTTGGTAGAAGTAGATCTTGTCGTTAAAGTTGACCATCTTCCAGTTGTCAGCAGTAATTGTGTAGGACGCAGGTGTCTCGTCAACTAACGTGGTTGTACCGCTAATAATTTTATTGTTGCCTACAGAAAATACCTCAGTGTTTCCTGCGTTGTCCTTAAACTCTTTTATGGCTCGTATAGAGTCAGACCCAAGGACAGTCTTTGTGGTTGTAATAACATTATGGCCTTTACGTGCAGCAATACGGCCTCGTTTGTCGATTACAGCGTTGTCTGCAATCTCAGCAAAGGATGGGTCCTGCGCCAAAGGAGAGTCTTCGGTGTTGACACCTTTGAACGCAGGAGCTACAAGGTTGATACTACGTAATTCTTGCGCCATATCAAATAGTCCTAAATACCATTTCTTCAGGATGCTTTGCTGCGTCTATAGCAATAGCGTCAGCCAAAAACTTATCAGCAATAGCAAAGTACTCACCAGTAGAAGTACCGCCTGTCTCACCACGCTCACGGGCTAATAAGGCTACCGAAAGGTGAATTACAGGCATCGCTGGCACAAGCAACACGTCTGAGTCGCTAGTCAAGTCTGCCTGTCGTTTAATCACGTCAAAACGTAGGTTGTACACGCCGTCAGGAGTCGGTCCTACAAGGACTTGTGTATCACCGTTAGAGTCTAAACCATTAAAGGTGTAGTAACGGGGTGCGCCTTCTGCTGCTGCTACTAAGTACAACTGTTCGTTAAACCAGTCCTTTGTCTGATAGTCCATAAAGCAGTTTTCAGTGTCGTTTAACACTGACATAACTTTTACGTTGTCACCGCAGTCTGTTAAAGAGTAAGTGTTGTCGGAAGCAGTAGTAGGAATAACCACAGTGCTTCGTAATGCTGACCAATCAGCAGCTTCTTCTACTATTTTTTTAGAGTCATTAATGAAGTCACTAACCATTTTGCTGTAAGCAGTAGACGTGACTGTAGTAACTTCGTCTTCACGCAATCGACGCAGTACATTGTTCATTAAGTTAAGGTACGTCATGCCAGCATTCCTCGTGTACGTCTAATTACCTTTTGACCTTCTTCGTTATAATCTAATGCAGGAGTTTTAATAGCTAAAGGAACTATTTCTGTTTGTCTAGGTGTTAACCCCTTCATAAACTCTTTGTAAGGCGCTCTAGCAGGAGCAGCAGGAGCAGGGGCAAACATACCGCCAGCAGCTAAAGCAGTTAGTATGTTACCACCCATTATTTGCTCTTGTAGCTCTTGTTGCTCTTCACCATAAATACGTTCAAACTCAGCTTGTCGTCTTAGGATTTCTTCTCTTTCTTCTTCTCCTAACCCTAGACGTGTACTTACGCTTTCTCTGAACTGACTAAAAGCTTCAGCCTGACTAATCTGTCCGTCACGTAGTGCTTCAAAGTTTACATTAAACTCATTCTCTAGATCACCAAGAGATAAGTTTAACTCAGTAAATCTTTGTAAACTATCAGCACTAAGGTTTTCTACTTGACCACCAACACTAATTATTTCTTGAGCTAAGTTTAAACGTTCCTGTTGTGCCTGACCAAACTGTTCTGTTGTGTACTGTTGATAAGCTTCTAAGGCTTCTGCTTGACTTATTTGTCCCTGACGTAGCGCCTCAATGTTTACATTAGTACCAGCAAACAGTTCCTCTATGGTCTGGTCCTGTTGTTGGAACCGGAGCATCATGTCGTCACTAAGCTGAGTTACGTCACCACCAACAGCTATGATTGCTTGTTGTAGCTCCTGACGCTCTGCTTGTGCTGTAGAAAATTGTTCGGCTAAAGATGTACGTAATTGATTTAGTGCTTCTTCTTGCGTTATTTGTCCTGCTTGTAATGCAGCAATGTCAACACCTACGCCAGCAAACAGATCAGAAATAGTGCCGCCAAAGTCTGCAAACATCTGCTGCATGTCGGCGCTTAACTGTGTAATGTCACCGTTAGCTGCAATAATAGCTCTTTGCAGCTCTTGTCGTTCACTAGCAGCAAGCTCAAACTGTTCTGTCGTAAACGATCTGTACTCATCAAAACGATTAGCTACGTCTTCTCTAAGAGACACTAGGTCACGATCTAGCATCTCTAGTTCAGTACTGAGTCCACCTTCTACTGCTGCAAGAGACTGAATCAGTGACGCTTCAAGGCCTGTAATACTAGCTAAAAACTCTGCTTCTTGATCGCTAAACTGTGTAGCAATACCGTTGATAGCGTCATCAAACCGTTGGTTAAGATCATCAAAACCAGCCCGCACGTCAGCAGAAGTAGCAAACCCAAAGCTGTCTACAATACTTCTAACGTCATCTCCGGACAAACTAGGAGGAAACTCAATGTTGGCTATAGCGTTATTAACTACGTCGCTTACGTCGTCAAGAGAAATGCCGGAAGGTATTCCGTCGATAGCTTCTTGTATTAACTGCCGTACTTCTTCTGTAGTAGCGCCTTCAGGTATGACAATGTTGCCAATAGCAGTGTTTACAATTTCTTCTACTTGCTCTGGTGTAGCGTACCCGGCCTCTGCCAGTGCTAACAACAAACGGTCTTCTGTAACAAACCCTGAGTTAGCCAGTGCATTACGAATGTCTTCTGGCGTTGCGTACCCTGCTTCTGCTAAGTACTGCATTACCTGTTCTGGTGTAGCAAAACCAGCGTTTTGTATAGCTTCCTGTACTTGTTCTGGCGTAGCAACACCAGACAGTGCTTCTGTCAACTGGTCCTGTGTTAAGTAGCCAGCATTTGCTAACTCTTGTTGTATACGGTCAAAGTTTTGTTGTGACAGGGTTACGCCGTTAGTTTCAAAGTATTCAGCAATGTCTTCCATTGTAGGCATTGCGTTGTAGTCAGGCAACGTCTCAACAAAGTTCTGAATAATCTGGTTGATCTGGTCTTGTTGGCCTGTAAACTCTTCGTCTAGCTGTGCCAAGAAGTCAGCAAACAAGCCTTCGATTACTGATGTGTCTGTTCCTGTATCATCATCGTCGTTTGGATCAGGGTCAGGGTCAGGATCTGGATCAGGGTCAGGATCAGGGTCAGGGTCAGGGCCTGTTACTACACCATTATCATCATCATCGTCAACAGCACGAGAATCTTCAATAAAAAAGTTGTACCGTGATTCTTCATCAAGAATGTCCCAGTCATCAGGAAGTATTCCTCCTTCTGCTTCGTACCTTGCTATCAACTCTTCTATAGGGTACTCATAGATATCTTCTGTTAGTGCGTAGAAGGAGTAGTCGTCCAACAAAGACTGATAAGAACCTGAGCTAACTGTTTCTAAACCAGTGCTTTCTAGCTGCTCTCTGGTGTACTGACCGTCCATTTCAAAAACAAAGTCTTCACTTTCGGCTAACTGAAAGTACTCGTCTTCTGTTTTGTTAACGAAGTAGTTGTTACCCCTGTGGGTAAACATAAGGGCAGGGTCTTGCTCTGGTGTTTCTTGAGTAACAGGAGGAAGTTGTTCTTCTGTTGCTGTGCCTGAGTTGACCAAGACATTACGTGCAGCGCCATATACAGCACTACCTACGTTTTCTGCAAGAATGCCGCCTAACCAATCAGGGATGCCGGAAGGAAAACTACCTGCTAATACGCCACCAATAATAGTTCCTGCTTGTGTTGGGTCTGCTGCTGCTCCTTGTATTTGACCAAGAACTTTATTAATTTGCTCTTGTATTTCTCCTGTAACAGCCTCACCAGCACCAACAATAATAGAACCAATGTCTCCTAATATTTCACTAAGGTCGCCTTCTTCAATGGCACTTGAAATATCTGTTTCAGCTACTATCTTATTTAATTTATCTAGTGCTTCTCCTACTGAAGGCAAAAAGATTACACCAGCAGTAGGCATCCAGTTAGGTAAAGAAATGCCGGGAATATAAGGAACTATATTTCCTAAAATAGTTTCTAAACTTCCGCCCTTTGATATTATTTCACCAATGTCTACAGTAACACCAGCACCGCCTCGAAGAACAATTTTGTTGTTCCCTACTGTTGTAATAGGAGGAGGACCGCCGGGGCCACCAGCAAAAGACTGTGCGGCGTTTGATACGTATTCGCTAGTGTTTGTTCCTGTAGGCTCAGGGATATTCTGTAGTTCTGCCGGGTTAGTTTCTAGGGTCTCAATAATTCTATCGGCTTCTGCAATAGAAAGGGTTTGGTCCCACCACTCAGCAACTTCCGGAATGTCTGCAAGAAAGTCAAGTTTAAAAGCAACTAACTCATCAACAGTAGCTTCACCGTTAGCGTATTTAACAAACAAATCATTAAGCGCTGTAGCTTCTTGACCACGGTAAACCCTATCAATGTCATCTTCGTCTTGGTCACGCAAGAAGTTAAACAGTACTTCGATCCACTGCCTAGCGCTTGTGTTGTTTTCTTCAAGCCATCTAATAGCCATAGTTATTTCTTCCAGTTAGCCAGACCACGTAGGCCAAACGATGCCGCTACAGCCGCACCTAGAAAACCTTTGTACCACTCAGGCATAGCGTCCAGAGCAGCAAACCCAGACATGACTACAGGAACCATGCTAGGAAAGAACGCAAGCACACACGGGACAGAAAACAAAATGGTAAACCACTCGTCCTTCCATGAGTTAGCTGCGTTGTTTGCATGTATGTTTTCCCAGTTAGCATCCTGCTGAATAGCTACCATTTTACGCTCATGGACAGCCTTCTTCTCTTCTGCCTTGCGCTCAAAGTAGCCAGTAACCAACGATGCCAACGGTCCAATAAGCTGTTGTATCATCGAAAGTACTCCGCAAAAACAACACTAGCAATAATAAAAGGGTAGATAGACATAACCAGTTTTTCCAACTTGTCAAACTTTTTAGCTCCTGAATCAAGCTGACGTTGAATCATCTCGTAACGTACAAGGCATTCCTTTTCGTGTCCCTCAAGTCGGGCAATAAGTTCTTCTGCTTTTGTCATTGAAAACCACCTGCAATGAATATTACTATAACTGT